CGGCTGCACTTGACTCACAATCAACGCAGCGGCCTTTTCCTGGTCACCCTCAAGCACCGCGCCAATGACCTCTTTCACAGTGGCCACTTCGCTGGCCGGTATTTCCACCTTTTCACCGGTGGGTTTATCCAGGTCCAGCTTTGCCTCGTCGGCCTTGTGCTGGCGCTGCGCGGCCTGATGCAGCTCGCCCTTGGTCGGGCGGGGTGCATGGCCTTGGAACTTGTTCTTACCCATTTGCTCGCTCCTCTGTTGGTTATCGCTGGCCAGCTACTGCCAGCGCCGCCAGCATGCGCGTTATCAAGTTGGACCGCTACAAGTGATTGGTTATGGACTGGGTGGTCTTAATAACTTTCACTACGGGGCGGGCGTGGGTGCCATACATATATAATGTGCTTGGTAGGGGGCGCGGCCCGGGGCGCTAGAGCGGTACTGTAGGAGGGTGATTTATGGAATATCTATTCAAAAAGCTGAGTGATGATCTTGTCGCGCATTGGGACGGACAGCTTGTTCTAATCACATATGTGACGACAGGACTAGGGGTTATCCTGGAACCGGCGGAGCAGGTTAAGCTCGCCGAACTCTTTGAGGAGATCGTAAAGCAAAAGACTTGAGTCTGTCAGTTGTAATCTTTGCGTAGGCTGCCATACTACAAGTGCGCCAAGTAGCGGGCGCGAGAAAGGAGCAGGAAGATGAAATACAAGTTTGTGAGTTTGGTGAACCCAAACTGGAACGCCCACACCCACGAGATAATGAAGAAGCTCGGCATCACGAAGGAGAAGTGGCCGGACAGTGGACTGGCCCCCGTGATGGTGGACGGCATCAAGGTGTGGGTGAACCCTGCCAACCCGAAGCAGAATCGGGCGCTGGGCATTAAGAAGAGCAGCACGCACCGTGTCATGTGCGAATGCCCGGGCTGCGCCCGTGTGATGAGCGCCGGCCGGTTGTTCCAGCACAAGTGCGGCAGCGAGCCGTCGCGCCGCCGCCGCCGGGGAGCGTGATATGGCCACCGGCAAAGCGCAAGACGTGGAGCTCATGGACAACATGATGGCGTTCCTCCACGAGCTATCCATCCTGGACGACCCACCGGTGCAACTGGCCGTCCGGATCCACGAACGCAACATCCAGGTGACCTTCCCCGACGGGCGGGTGGTGGCGCTGGTCCTGTACGGACCGAGGGGGAAGGAATGAACATTATCCTGAAACGTGTGTTCGGTGTTTGGATACTGCACGAATGGGACGGGCAGCGGTATGTCTACGCTGGCCTGCGGCCGTGAGCGCGAAGATGCGATCTCACGTTATGCCGCCCTCTGCGGCGTGGAGATGTGACATGGAAGTGACGGAAGCATGGGGCGATGACGACCGCCAGGAGTTCTGGTACGAATACCACTGGTGGGTGACGTACCACAATCCGGACGTGCTGCGGCAAGCGGGGTAGTCATGAAAATTCTACACAGGCGCGGAGAAATCCGCCGCAGCGTAAAGGTGCTCGTAGACGGAGATCTGGAGAGCTACGGGTACAGCCTCAGTCCTGAATGGGCTGCCAGCATCAGTACTGAACGGTACAGCGTGGAATTCACGCGTGAAGAAATGCTGCGGCTGATCAAACACTTCTCGAAGGAGCTGGGGCTATGAACAAAAATCACGACTACCTGTTCTTGGCGCGAGTTCACCTGGGCATTGCCGTGGTCTGGCGGCAACTGCAGATGTGGGAACTCGCGAAGCACCACCAGACGATGTGCGCGCGAATGATGCAACTGGCCAACGGAAAGGAGAGACGGTCATGAAATTTTGGAACTTCTTCAAATCGGCAGAGGCTATGGAGGTCGTGGCCCATGTGAGTGTCGTGGACACGGACACTAGCGGAGACATCGCAGTGGAATTCACTGAACCGGAACGACTGCTCCCGCAAGCGCGGTTGCGAATGGACAAGGCCGCCGCTGCTGCGCTCGCGTCGGCGTTGCTGGCACTGAGTTCGTCGGGGTGTACGTCTGTGAGGTCGGTGTGCGATGAGAGCAGGGTTGACTTCCAATACACACACGTCTCCCACCCCTTCGCCGGATGGCCCTTCGGTCCGGAAAACGAAGAGGACGCCGTCCACACGATTGGGCCGGTGGCGAGATGTACCGTGGGACGGGGATATGTGGACCTGGGCGTGGGAAGAAAGATTACTGAGTCTGGATTCTATGGACCTGACCTTACCGGAACGGTGAATATTGGGGTGAATCTGTGGTCCTCGAATTAGTCGTGGAAGCCCTCCGCTGGCTGGTGCTGGCGGAGGGCGTGGTTGTGATTATTCTTCTTTGTAGATCCAGGTGCGATCGATTGGGGGCCTAGCCTTAGCTGTCGATAGATGCCAACAATCACGTACCGAACCATTGTGACGAGTCGGCCACTTTTCATACCCCATAGATCTGAGTTTCTTTGCGATATCCTTCGTCATGCGATGATCGTATTCTTGACCATTAAATTCAAAGAGTTCAGTTGTGGTAAATGGAGTCGGTGGAATCTTCATGAGTAGTCCTGTTGTTAGGTTGCTGGGGGCAGATGTAGGGGGAGATAGGGATGTTGGCCCCTACGTCATTTAAACTGAATGTGTAACAAAAACAAGGTGTTCACTTAGGTTGCTGGGTTGTTGGGTGCAGAATTCCTAACATAGATATTTAGTGAATAACAGATCGTATAGTAGTATATTAGGGGTGGTAAACTAGTCCACCCAACAACCCAGCACCCCAGCAATGTAGCTACATTCGTATGATCCCACAAGCCTGCATTGGGAGTGCATTTGGCGTGCATTGGGAGTGCATTTGGTCGGTGGTAGGGGCTCCGAGGGAAAGATCCTCCCAAAATAGGACGTCCCCAATACTGACCCTCCGAACATTCCCTATACTGAAGCTCCGCTAATCTGATCCTCTCAGTTTCGCCTCGTTCGAAAATCCCCACATCCGATCCTCGGCAATCCGATCCGTCGATTAGATCGTCTTAATCAGATCCCAAGATCCGAAAGCACGATCGGCCAATCGGACCGGGAAGATAAGATATAAGATATACGGAATAAGATATACCGTATATCGTATACTCTTATACCGTCCGGTAGCAGGACGCGTTATGTTAAGACAAAATTATTTTACGCGTTATGTTAAATTCTGCTTGCACGCCAAGCGCACATACGTACTATGGCAGTTACCTTACATGTGTAAGGCAACGTACTAAAGGTAACTACCATGGCTAAGCCCAACCAAAAGCCCGCCCAAACCGCGCAGCAGCCCGCCCAAACCACGCAGCCCGCACCCGCAGCCACCCAAGGGGCTGCGCCGGTTAACGCCGCCAACAGCGTGCTGTACGCTGCAGGCAAGGTGTACAACGTGCGCAACGGTACCGCGCAGGACAACGCACGTAGCTGGGAGGCCATACAAGCGGTCCTTAAAACCAAGGGCGGGTCCGCCACCCGCGCCGACCTCGTAGCGGCCGTAACGCCGTTCAACCACGCCCCGTTCGTGGGGTACTTGGTCCGTCGCGGGTACTTGGTGCCTGCCGCTAGCACGCCGCAAGCTTAAATGCAATACGCATAGCCCGCACTAGCAATAGTGCGGGCTTTATGCTAGCCCCAACGGTATACGATGTACGAAATAAAGTATACGATATCTGATATACAGATCGGCCCCCCGGGGTCATTTCGGAAATCAGGATGTCGGACGACTTAGAGGAGGTACAGGAGAATTTTCTCGTTTGGAGTTGAAGAATTTTCTCGTTTGGAGTTGAAGAATTTTCTCTTCTGAGAACTGACATCGAGGTACAGGATAACAGATAGCACCAACAGAAAGACAGCCATCCCTGGCCTTTCTCCTATCTCCCTTGAATCTTTCTCTCTTTCTCCCACCGTATCGCCCGACCGACTTTGTGGGATGATATCTCTAGAATCTTTCCTATTTCTACTTGTGTCATCCCCACGGGGAGTTGTTTTATCCTGTCCAAGATCATCTGGAATTCCCTTTCCGTCTGCCGTTTTCGGGTGATTCTCATCTTTTCCAGATTGGCCTTCCGGACTTCGTCACTCACCCGTAGGTTTTTCAACGAATTTTCAGTTGGCATCGTTATGGCTCCGCCCCATGAACTCCCGAACTGCCGCTCTTCCCTCCGGAGTCGACATGGCCTTCTGCATCATGATTGCGATGTAGGCCCGGTATGCTTCGGGGTCTTTTTCCAGCGCCATACCGATCGCCACACCTCGCTCCTCGGAGTCCATATTGGAGACAATTCGCAGGGTGTTTTCAGAAACGCCGTGAATGATCATATAGGGGACTTTCTCCCCCACCACGGCCTCTATTTTCTTGGAAAATTCCGCTATTTCCTCGGAGTCAACGATCATAGAACTACCTCTTTTCCCAGACGTGTTTCCCTATACACCAGACGAGGACGGCCAACACGGTACCGACGTATGTCGGCGTGTTTCCCGTACAGCACGCCCTTCCGGACCATTCTGCTCACAAGCACGCGGACAGACGATCTACGAATAGAGTCTAGTTCCGCCACTTCAAGCTGCTCGGCGAAGAGACCCTCCTCGCCGGCAGCCCGAACGTGCTTCAGCAGTTCTCGCTCACCCCGCGTCAATAGCGGTGGCGGCGAGCTCTTCTGCCCGTCTCCCAGCACGAATTTCCTCCTCTCTGGCAACGAACTCTTCCAGGCGTAAGTCCCTCCGCCCCACGGGTTCCACGGCCAGCTGAGCCATCACTTCAAAGTGGGTGGGCTGGCCAAACGCTCTTCCCATGAACTCATGATCGAAGAGGAGCGTATCGGCGCTGGGAATTTCGTTTGGGTCACCACCAACCTCCAGCGTGATGGTAATGTGGTGAGCAACCAAAACGGACAGATCCGGTCCATGCGCCAACCGCAGGAGTCGTTCATAGAGCCGGTGGTTGTGGAGGTTGCGGTCATGTTCTGCGCTTAAATAGTCTTTCATGCTCTTGCTTCTCTCTTTCAACAATCCGCCGCAAAATCGCGGCAATCAACTCAAGTGCCTTATCTTCATCGTCATGCCCGTCCATTCGCCAACGCTGGTCGGGACGCCCGCATGCGGGGCACACGTGTCGGGCGGCGTAAACCTCCGGGGATTCCGTGCCGTCGGGGTCGGGGTGCTCCCAGATGTGTCCGCACCCCTTTGAAGGATCAAATCCGCGTGCGGTCAAGCCGCACCGGTGTCTGTGTGTAGCCATTAGGATATCCTGTAGCAGATGTACTTGAATCCCGTCAAGCCGCTCTGGTAGAAGAACGGCACGCCTATCTGTGTAGTGCTGAAGGAGGTGTTCCACAGAGCATTGGCCAGAGTCGCCGACGGTACCATTATCAAGATGCCATCGTAATCGTAGGGGAGCGGCCGTTTTGCCACCTCCGGTTCCGGGGTGGCCCCGGCCCGGCGCATGATCAACTCCTGAGCCATGAGGCGGGAGTCGCGCAAATACGCCCTTTCCACGCCCCTGGCCAGAATAGCTAAGTCCTCATCCCGCAGCATTTCCATGCTAGTTTCCCCCGCTAGCTCTTTTCTTAAACACCTGGTCCATCACGTAGGTGGATGTACCGTCCACTAACATGTCCTGTAGGTCCGGACGCCCTACGTTGGTCGCTATTACAGAGTTTTTCCTCCCAGTTCGCGGATTAGCGCTCCGGGGGCGCATAATCAGCAAAAATTCCGCTTCCGGGTCCAGTTGCTTCGCAATTTCAGCGGTCAGTTTTCGCAGTTTGTTCACTTGGCCTCCTTAAACCTCGCCAGTACACTAGGAACCAGCCCGAGTTCAAACCCCAAAACCGCTATTTCGGCGTTTGAGCCCAGGCCAAGCTTTGACAGGACTCGTTCTCTGTAGGTGCTAAAGGATTTCACTGCAATCCCCAGCGCTTGGGAAGCTTCGGCAGGGGTGGTCCCGTGCGCGATAGCTACCATGATCTGTAATTCCCGCATTGAGAGCGCTTCCAAGGGGGAGCTACGATGCGCCGCTAAGTGCGCCGTCACTCTACTCAGCAGCCCCGCCTTGTCTAGGAGTGCTCCCAATGCAATCCGTTGTTTGTTTTTCATAATGCCCTTTGTGAGGGGCTGGTTAGTAACCAGCCCCTATAGTAACAACAATCACTTGATCGCGCCAAGGATTTCCAGCAACTTTTTGCGTGTCCCTTTGGTGCGGCGTATAACTCCATCAATCGTGGAAAGGGCGTCAACGATGGAGTCCATTGCGTCCTGAAGCAACTTATCATCATCTTCCGGCGTGGGGGCAGGTCTTTCTTCAACCGGTGTAATTATTGAAGGTAGTGGTTCCGGAGTGGGCGCTGCTACCGCCGTCACAGGTTCTACAAGCCGGTATTTTTCTGTGAGCCGCCAACGGGCGCGGGCTACCCGGTGGAAAATGGCTCCATTCTTTTCGTCACTGTACCAAGTCAGGCTGCTGCCTGTTGTGTGGATAGCTGCATCGCCGAGTTTGTACTTCACGTAGTTGGCGATGTCGCTGATGTGTACTCCCTCCGGCTTGTCCAGTTTACGCAGAGCTTCAATGAGGGTATCTTTCATCCTTGCCCGTACTTCGGGGTTTGTCTTCCTCCGCCTTATTTCCTTCTGCGGCGCTGGCGCTGTCACTGTGGTATCTGTGGTCACTGACTGCTTCTCCTTCTCTGGCTTCAATTTACGCTTGGGCGGCTTAAGACCAGCTTTTTTGAGTCGGGCTCTAAAGTCCCAGACTGAATTTCTATCGCCGGTGCTGCCACTGCCTATTACAATGTGCCCCCGTGGACTAACAAGCCGATGATGACCCGCCGATGTCTTATTGTAGGTCCAGTCTTGCGAAATGGCTAGATCAATCAGGTCTTGTTGGTCTTTTGGAAGCGTGCGGCCAAATTGCTTCACTTTCATTCCCTCCTTTGTTTTACCCTACCGCTGTAGGCATTTTGCCATACTGTTGCATGAAGTACAATAATGGAACTATACTATGTTAATGAGTGAAAATACCGTGATTCCTTTCATGACGAAAGAAGAGTTTGATGCGATGAATCAAACTCTGACTCAGCTCGCCGAAGGTAATTCAAAGGTCACGAGGATCACAAAGCGTGAATTTGCCAAGCAAAAGGTCATGGATGCCTTCCACGATGCATTTGATCTTATCGGCGGAGTTCCGAGACTTGCTTACTGGGCGCATCAGAATCCTACCGAGTTCTTCAAGCTTTACGGTAAGATGCTCCCAGCTGGAGCGTCCATCGACGTTAACCACGACGGTGAAATTAGATTCAAGATGGTTCTACCTCCTTCCAAACTAGACGGTGATCAAGATGGCGGACATAACGGGCAAAGTGAAGGCGCTGATCGAATCGGTCAGGGGCAAATTGACGACAAGCGACAAGACCCCTAGTGGGCGTCCGCTGGATCAGCGGCGTGACGGATATCGGTTGTACCAGCGCGAGCAGCAGGCGATGGGTGAGCCTGCCGTACCGTATGAGGACTGGATTAAGACCCAGTCACCGTAATGCCTGAAGTACAAATCAGGTATCAGCCCAGACCGCACTTCGTACCCTTTCACAATCGGTCTACTCGCTTTGCCTGCATGGTGGCTCATCGCCGTGCAGGTAAGACCGTGGCTTGCGTCAACGAAGCCATCACAAGGGCACTGTATTCTCGCAAGCACCGTCCAAGGTATGCTTATATAGGGCCGCTGTTAAAGCAGGCCAAGAAAATCGCGTGGGAATACCTGAAGGAGTACACCCTTGGCTTCCAAGGCAAGAAACCGAGTGAAAGCGAACTTACAGTCGTCCTCAGTCACAATCGTGCTGAGATCTCCATTTACGGAGCGGACAATCCGGACGCTTTCCGTGGGCAGTACTTTGATGGGGTTATTCTTGACGAATATGGGGACATGGCTCCGTCTGTATGGAGTAAAGTCTTACTCCCTACTCTTGCGGACCGACAAGGGTGGGCGGTATTTATTGGAACACCGAAGGGGAAGAATCACTTCTATAAAATCTTTAGGCGTTCGCAAGGACTCGACCTTCCAGAGAACTCCCACGAGTACCTGACGAAACTTTCGTGGTACAACTTCATCCTGCGGGCCAGCGAGTCGGGGATTTTGTCCGCCGACGAGTTAATGCTGCAGCGCTCGGAGCAGACGGAAGATGAATATCAACAAGAGTATGAATGCTCATTTGATGCGGCGGTTCTTGGAACGTATTACGCCTCGCTACTTACGCTTATTGAGTCGCGGAACCAAATTCGGGCAGATGTGGAATTCGATCCGGAATTTCCCGTCTACGTGGTCTTTGATCTCGGGTACACTGACTCCACTGCCGCATGGTTTTGGCAGGAACGGCCAGATGGTCTTGCTATTATTGACTACGAAGAGGCTTCGGGAAAAGCTCTTTCGTATTACTTTGACGTCCTACGTCACAAACCTTACCGTTACGGTAAAATCTGGCTCCCACACGATGCTAGAGCTAAATCCCTTCAAACTGGCCGCTCTACCGTCGAACAATTTCTTAGTCAGGCGTTTCCTACGTTCGATACTGGGCAATCCCGCGTTGTGGACATTGTGCCCAATTTGTCGCTTCAACATGGTATCGACGCCGCAAGGCTTATCCTGCCGTCATGCCATTTTCACAGTGTTAAGACGTTTAACGGCGTAGAGGCGCTGCGTGCGTATCGGCGAAAGTGGGATGAAGAGTTACGAGTCTTTTCAGATACTCCGCTACACGATTGGACGTCCCACGGGAGCGATGCATTTAGGTACTTGGCATTGGTTAGCCGGGAGCGTATAGTAGCGCCGAAGTCTGAACCAAAGATTGATCTAAATGCCCCGGTCCAGTTTACACTGGATCAACTCTGGGAAATGAACAAAATTTCGCCGCGCTCTAAGATGAGGATTTAGCAATGCCCAAGACAAAGCAATTGCCGGAAGATCGTCGTGCGCGTGGCGAACAGAAGATTAAGAGGCGAACTCCCAATCTTTTTAGCGTGATTGACGATACTCTTGGACGAAATGATGAGCAGCGTAGAATCATCAAGGGTGATCTTGGAGCTGCTGCGACAATCGAAGCACGTAAACCTAAGATGACTGAACTAGAAAGGCAGAAATTCCTTGCAGAATCTCTCCGTAGGCAGGGGATTACCTAATGGGTATTGAACGCGCTTCTGAGTTTAAGGAAGATGCTGCTGGCTGGGCCTCCCGCTGGCAGATGGAGTTTTCTGCTGCCAAAAAGTGGATTAAGAAGTGGCACAAACAGAGCGAAAAGGTCGTCAAGCGCTTTGTAGACGATCGTGACAAGGATAACGTAGATGACTTGTCGACGAAACTCAACCTCTTCAACGCCAACATCGCAACCCTCCAGTCGATGCTGTACGGGCGCATGCCAAAAGTTGAAGTGGATCGCCGCTTTGCGGACCAGGATGATGACGTTGCGCGTGTTGCAGGCCAGATTCTACAGAGAATCCTCAATACCGACATTGAGTCAGCTGGCGAGGATTATTCTCACGTTCTCCGCTCTGCTTTGGGAGATCGACTCATTGTTGGGTTTGGTACTGCACGAGTCAAATACGACTTCGAAGAAAAGCAGACCGAGGTCCCGCCCCAGCTTGATCCAATCACTGGGGTCGAGCTCGCTCCCGGTTATACAGATACCAAAGTCGAAGACGAGTGGGTCGACACCGTCTACACGCACTGGAAAGACATCCTGTGGTCCCCGTGCCGAACTTACGCAGAAATGCGATGGAGAGCTTATCGCTCTTATCTCACGCGTGATGAGCTCATCACCCGCTTTGGCGAAGATCTTGGTAAGCTCGTCCCCCTGGACTCCAAAGGACCCACGTACGAGAAAGATCGCGACGGTGCGCGCGAAAAAGATGTCTGGGACCAAGCGGAAGTCTGGGAAATCTGGGACAAGACGAATCGCAAAGTCTTCTGGTACGTAGAAGGGTTTGACCGTATTCTGGACATTAAGGAAGATCCACTTGGGCTGGATAGCTTCTTCCCTGAGCCGCCAGCCATGCTGGCGAATCTAACTACGTCCAAGTACATCCCGAAGGCAGACTATGTCATTGCCCAGGATCTATACCAGCAAGTTGATATTTTGGAAACTCGCATTAGTCTTCTCACGGCGGCTTGTAAGGCTGTCGGTGTTTATGACAAGGAAAATGACGGCATTCAGCGAGTTTTCATGGAAGGTGTGGAGAATCAGCTTATTCCGGTCGACCAGTGGGCTGCCTTCTCTGAGAAAGGAGGACTTAAGGGAGTTGTTGACTGGATCCCGATTGAACAAATAGCGGCTGTCATTCAGATTCTCACACAGAAACAGAATGACTTGATCAATCAGCTGTATCAGGTTACTGGTATGGCGGATATTCTGCGTGGAGCAGCTTCCACGGTAGGGGTAAGCGCAACCGAGCAAGCGATCAAGGCTAAGTTCGCTTCTATTCGCGTGCAGGCGTTGCAGGATGAATTTGCGCGTTTCGCCAGTGATCTTCAACGGCTGAAAGCAGAGATTATCGCGAAACACTATCAGCCATACTGCATTCTTGAGCAGTCCAATATTCTGTCTACCCCAGATGCAGCACTGGCGCAGCAGGCTGTAGAGCTGATTAAGCAACCGAATGCCAGCCGTTGGAAGATTCAGGTTAAGCCTGAAACCTTAGCGATGGTTGACTATGCTCAGCTTAAGCAGGACCGAGTGGAATATATCAATGCGCTCGCGACATTCCTCCAGTCTGCTGCGCCTTTGCTGGAAATGAGCCCGGCAGCCGGCCCATTCCTCATGCAGTTGATGAAGTGGGGTCTGGCCGGTTTCAAGGGCTCCAATGAAATTGAGGGAATTGTCGATCAAGCAATCGCTCAGCTTGAGCAAATGATGCAGCAGGGCGGTGATAAGAAGCCTGACCCAGAGCAGATTAAGGCACAGGCTGAAATTCAGAAAGCACAGATGGCCATGCAGAAGGCACAGATGGACTTTCAAATGGACCAGCAGCGCTTTCAATTTGAAATGGCGCAGTGCCAGAAGGAACACGAGTACAAAATGCTGGAGATGCAGACTAAGCATCAGATGGAAATGGAGAAGCTGCGTGCCAGCGTGGTTGCTGAACGTCAGCGTCAAGAAGCACAAACCGAAGCCAACGCAACAGAGAGTGTCGTCAATGCCGCTGCGAAGAAGGTGGAGATGGAATCCAGACCTAAGGGAACTGGTGGAAGTAAGTCTAACGGACAATCAGGCTCCAAGAGTTCATGAGGTAATGCCTGACATAGAACCGTTTAAATCCCCGGTGGATGGAAGCATCGTCACCGGGCGTAGGTCATTGCGCGAGCATAACAAGCGCAACGATGTGACTAACGCTGCCGACTTCAAGGAAACTTGGGAAAAGGCAGCCAAAGAACGCGAGAAATTCTATACTGGTAGCTCCAGCTACGATCGTAGAGATCGTATTGAAGCTCTAAAGTATGCGGTTGAAAAACACACTAGGAGAAGGTAATGGCGATTGAAGAAAGCGATCTTAGAAAAGATCTGGAGGCAGCCTTTGAGCAACACACCCCCGACCCGCCCGACAAGGAAGAGGGGCGACCCGCAGCGGACTCCCAGGAGCCCGTGGGGAGTGCCCCGTCCTCCGAGGGACAGGCCCCCGATGCCCCCAAGGAATCCGACTCCCAACAGCTGGAAGGGGGAGAGAGTCGTGATGACAAAGGACGATTTAAGCCAAAGTCCGGATCTAAACCTGAAAGCGCTCCAGCGCCCGCTGCTAGCCCTGCCCAGGCGCAAGCCCCAGAACAGCAGCCACAACCGCCGGCAAAAGAGGAGCTAGCTGCTCCGCCCGGCTGGAAGGCTGGTGCTCGTGAACATTGGGCTAAGATTCCTCGTGCGGCGCAGGAAGAAATCGTCCGTCGTGAGAAAGAAACTTCTCAGACTTTGCGAGAATCTGCTGTTGCGCGTAAGCTCGCGAACGACTTTCAGCAAACGATTAACCCGTTCCTGCCGCTGATTCAGTCGCAGAATAGCAATCCGCTACAGGCTGTCAAGAATTTGATGACGACTGCAGCCGGGCTGAGCGTCGGTACGCAGTTGCAGAAGGCGCAGATTGTACGTGAAATTATCCAGAACTACGGTATTGACATTCAAACCTTAGATCAGGTACTTTCAGGACAACCCCCGCAGCAGGGGGGAGGTGCTCCGCAGCAGTCACAAATGGCTCCGCCACCGTGGGCGATGCCCCTGTTTAACTTCATGAATGGAGTTCAACAGTCGCGGGCGCAGCGCGAGCAGCAAATGGTGGCTGATGCAGAAGCTGAAACAGAGGCGTTTGCTGCAAAGAACGAGTTCTTTGAAGACGTTCGCGAGGATATGGCTGACTTGATGGAACTGGCAGCCAATCGCGGTGTAGTCTTGTCTATGGACGAGGCTTACAAGCGAGCAATTGCCATGAATCCAGACATTTCTGCAGTCGTTAGTCAGCGTGCAGCAGCTAAGAAGGCACAGTCAAACAATATTCAGCGAAATCGCAACGCTGCTTCAAGTATTTCCGGAGCACCCCGTAATGCCCCGACTGGTGCCAAGAGCGGTGAAGATTCGCGACGTGCCGCCATTGAGGAGGCTTGGGACGCACAGATGGGCGGCTAGGGGCTTGCACGGCCCAAAAAGTCGTGGTACGGTACGCGCAACCTAGAACGAGTAGGACTTCCACTCTCTTAGGGAGCGCGTACAGCCCCCACCCGACGAGAGAACGATCCCAAAGGCAAAGGTTAAGAATTGTTGCGGCAAAGTGTACTGGGAACACGTCAGCCTCATAAGCTGAATTAGGTGGGTTCGATTCCCGCTGCCGCTACCACTTAACGATTTGGAGATCACAATGTCTTTCGCGAATCCGAATTATAGCGATATCCTCGCTACGACGATTCAGAGCCGCACTCGCAAGATTGCGGACAACGTTACCAAGAACAACGCATTCTTGAGCCGCATGGAACAACGCGGTAACATCAAGACGTTTTCCGGCGGTAACGTCATCCTGCAGGAACTGAGCTTCGCCGAAAACGGCAACGCCTCCTGGTACAGCGGCTACGATCTGCTCCCGGTTGCGGCGCAGGACGTCATCAGCGCTGCGGAGTTTCCCATCAAGCAGGCAGCCGTTCCGGTTGTCATCAGCGGTCTGGAAATGCTCCAGAACGCCGGCAAGGAGCAGATGATCGACCTGATGGACGGTCGTCTGGCGGTGGCGGAGTCCACCATGGCGAACCTCGTGGCAGGTGCGCTCTACTCCGACGGTACTGGCTTCGGTGGCAAGCAGTTGACTGGACTCAACGCTGCGGTTCCAGTTGTCAACACGAATACCTACGGCGGCATTGACGCCAATACGTGGACGTTCTGGCGCAACTACGTTGACAACAACACCTCCGCGGACCTGACTCCTGCGCTGATTCAGTCTCACCTGAACTTGGCCTGGGCGTCGCTGGTGCGTGGTATGGATCGCCCGGACTTGATCCTGATGGATTCTACCACGTGGCAGAATTACATCGCCTCGCTGCAGGCTCAGCAGCGGTTTACGGATCCTAAGCAGGCTACTCTCGGCTTCCCGTCTGTGAAGTTCATGGACGCCGATGTTGTTCTGGACGGTGGTATCGGTGGCTTCTGCCCAGCCGGTACGATCTTCCTGCTCAATACGAAGTACCTGCACTATCGCCCTCACTCGGCCCGCAACATGGTGCCGCTGTCGCCGAACAAGCGTTACAGCATCAACCAGGACGCGGAAGTGCAGATTCTGGCGTTCGCTGGAAACATGACTGTCTCTGGCCGTCAGTTCCAGGGTCGTATTGACTACAATTAATCGGAGGAAGTCATGTCTAAGCCTTTGGTTGGTGCGCCGATTGGCGCGGATGTGGATGGTGTTTTCGAGGGTACGACTACGAATGGCGAAAACGCGCCAGCGCAGCTCGGCACCGTCGTTAACGGGGTTGACGGCACGGCCTATATTCTGGTTCAGGCAGGCGCTAGTCTCATGGCGAGTACGGATGCTCCCAACGCTGTTGCGATCGACGAAGATTATCAGGCTCAGCTGATGACTTCGGCGCTCGGGGCGGCAGGACATGCGCTGGGTTTCGCACCCCAGGCAATCATTGCAGACAATGATTTCTTCTGGGCGCGAATCAACGGCTCGGGGTTTAATGCTCGAGTCGCGGCGTCTACGGCGGCGGATGCGTTCTTGCGAACGACTCTGGTTGCCGGTCGTCTGAGTGTCACTTCTACCGCGTCGGCAGTGGTCTTCCCTGCTGTCATCGTAGCGGCGGCATCTGCCTCTACGTCCGCTGGTAACAGCGTACGAGAAGTCCTGGCTGGTCGTCTGGCGGCTGTCAAGGTGGGCCTCAACGCAGTACCGTAATATGGACAAGGCAATACTCAAAGTAGAAATAACTTGCAACACGCCCGACAAAGTTCTGATAAAGAATCTCCGGGCCACATTTGAACGACAACCGGAGGAGTTGGGTCTAGATTCACCTAACTCCGACTTACTCGTCATCTGTGGCTCCGGACCTTCTCTATTCAAATACTATAGACAGGTCGCAAAGATCTGGCCACGTCATGTGGTTATGGCTTTGAATGGAGCCTATAAGGCTCTGTGTAGCATAGGAGTAATCCCTCAATACTATGCCCAGCTGGACGCTCGTCCGGTGAACACGAACTTTGTGGAATCACCAAACGAAAATACGACCTTTCTACTGGCGTCTCAGTGCGCGCCAGAGATGTTTGATGCCTTGGCTGGGCAGAAAGTTAAAGTATTCCATCTCAATACTCCCACGACAAAACTGGTATTCAAAGATGCGGGACTCTACTTTGGCGGCGGATCCACGATTGGCAGCACTGCTATCGCGCTTGGGGCGGCACTTGGATACCGAGCTATCGCGATTCTTGGCTACGACTCCTCTTTTGTGGGGGACAAAAGCCACGTTGTCGATCAACCCCAAAACGCAGGAACCCCGAAACTCGACGTATGGGTTGACGATCGACGATATATTTCCACCCCCGCGATGGCCAAACAAGTCGAAGAGTTCCGACCCTGGGTCCGAGAGCTGACTAAGGTATTTACAGATTTAGACGTAAGACTATTCGGTGAGGGTCTTCTGTATGACTACATCTTACATGGGCAGCGCAATAGCGCGTCTCGAGAGAGCGAGGCGGCTAAGTATGAAGAGATGTACAAAGATCCCAACTACCGGATGCCTAAGCATCGAGCGGAGCGCATTGCAGAGATCCTCTCCCAACGTACTCGCGGTACTCTTCTTGATGTTGGTACTGGACGAGGGGAAACACTGGACATTGCTACCGGACTTGGATTCACCGCCCAAGGAACAGAGACTGTCGACGCCCTTGTTGAGTTACGCGGCAACGTATCTAAAGCACTTCTACCGAACCTTCCTTTCGCGGACAAGTCCTTTGACACCGTCACTTGCTTTGAAGTTGTTGAACACCTACTGCCTGCTGACGTGGGGCCTGCTCTACGTGAACTTCGACGAATCGCAAGAGATAGAATTATCTTTTCAGTAGCCACCTGTAGTGACATGCGAGGAGGGGTGGAACTGCACCCCAGCTATCGGTCCCAGTGGGAATGGGAAGAGACCTTCAAAGCGGCCTGGGGCTGGGAAGCCGATGTGAAATGTCTGGGCAACCTCTCAATCCATGGGTACTCACCAGTCTATGAATATTGTCTGCGCACTCCGGGCGAGTAAAGACTTTCAGCCCGAACACGTACGCTGGTTGAAGAAACAGTGCGACCAATACATCGCGTACGACAAGTTCTATGTCTATCGTGACGTACCTGTCTCTGGACCAGACATCTACAACGTGCCACTGAAGCATAATTGGCCGAAGTGGTGGGCGAAGTTTGAAGCTTATGGCGATCCTTACCTTAAGGGGCCGTGTCTCATTCTAGATCTAGATACGGTCATCGTCAACAAGTTTGAGCCGACATTCGAACAGCTCCAACACAGTTGGATTTGTCGACATCCTGTTCGCGATGGCTTCAAGGCACCGGAAGAATTCAACTGCGGCGCAATGCTGGTGACGGAAGACTTTCGTAGGAAAGTCTACACTCATTTCAGTCAGGACCCTAGTCGTTACATGGAAGAAAACCACTGGGACGACCAGCGGTATTTCAAGAAGTACTTTGATAAGGATCTTCTACGCTTCCAGGATGAGTTCTACGATCAATTTGTGAGCTTTAAGCTGCATGTGGTGCCGCACGGCTTGCGTGACGACAATACTTTTGTTATGTTTCACGGTGTTCCGCGCCCGTGGGACGTAGACTACTTCTGGGTTCCAAAATTGGGAGATTCTGATGATCACGTACACCGCTCTGTCGACGGCGCTGAACTCTAATGCAGCCGCAGTCGCCGCTGCTGCGGGCGGCGGAGCCGTTACCACGGCTAACATTCAAGCCCTGGCTGATCTGTTGACCGTGCTTGCTCAGAGTAAAGATCTTGGGCAGCCCGCGCTCATTAAGAGCAAGCAGACGACCAAGAATGAACTTAATGCGACCTAAGCCATGCTCGCCCCAGGTATGACGATTAACTCCAACGGTCGTGTTGAAGCGACAGTTGGAGCCGCGACCGAACCCGACTTCTTTAATGAAGGTGTTGGGTTCATGTCCAATGGAGATCTCGCAATTGACACAGACGCCCCCGCCGGCAGTAACTACAGAGCAGGAATTCGTCAAAATGCTGCTGGAGCATTTTACGGAACAACTTCCACTGCTGGAACAGATTTATGGATCGGTGGCCTCCGAGTGTCTGTCGATGGGCAGCTCGTATATGAGGCTGCGAATGGAACACAGTACGTTAACGGCAATCCACTCACCGCTAACGGACGTTTTGCAGTAAATTAGGAGAATGTGATGCAAGAAGCTGATTTTGGTACTACTCAGTTCGCGATGGAAGAATCTGCTCGTCAAGGCTTTGACCAGGATTCTAAGCTTTTCGTGCACTTTTATCTGTACCCACACCCTGACAAGGAAGCGACTGCGCGTGAAGGTCGCCCCATGTTCCAGTCACGAGAATACATTAGTATCATCGTTCCTGGTGACAAGCTGAATATCGTCAAACGACCTGCCAGTGAATTGGATAAGCGTCGGTTTGCGCAGAAATACGCGCAGTTCAAGAATGGTAAGGAAGAGGATGCCAGCGGCACACCGCTGGAAAGCGTCGCCTGGATTACGCGTGAGCAGGTCGAAGAGCTGAAGTACTTCCATGTCCGTACGCTGGAACATCTGGCAGATATGCCCGACGTACATGCCCAGAAATTCATGGGCATCCACCGGCTGCGCCAGCGTGCCCGTGACCACATCGCCTTGGCCAAGGAAAATGCCCCGGCGCTGCGGCTGGCTGAAGAGGCTCGTCGTAAGGATGAGCAGATTGCCATTCTACAGAAGCAACTCGCTGACCTTGCAGCGAAGGTTGATGCTGTAGAGAAGAAGGCAAAATGAAAATCATCGCCAGCGACTACAGTGGCTTTAAGGAGCTCGTAACGCAACTGGGTGCCCCTACCGAAGTCTTTTATCGGGGAGATGCGTCCAGCACAGTTACGAATCTAGTCATTGCCTACTATGCCGCTGGCGATGTGGTGGTTTATCAATCATCTGGACAGGTTAGTATCAGTACTGTGACGACCGACTACGCGTCGGCAGCACGAATTCCCGGTCTAACGGGAGTGGAGGTTTAAATGTCCAGATGGGAAACAGCCGGCAATATAATCAACGATGCAGCGGTAGAGGTTGGCCTCACCGCTGTTAACGATCCCTTTGCCAGTACAGATCCAGCCTTCGTACAGCTGTGTCGTCTACTCACGACGGCCGGTCGGGAACTAATCGGGGTCCACCAGTGGCAAAAGTTTCGGGGATTTCACTCGATCACTACTAGTTCGTTAGACACCGGGCAGTACCCGATGCCTGACGACTTTCTGTACATGCTTGATCAGACAGGGTGGACTCCCACGAATCGTCTTCCCATGGGAGGACCGCTGTCTATTCAAGACTGGGCGTTCATCACGGGCAGTGCGTGGAACCAGTACACCATCTACGTTTCCTTCATGGAGAATGAAGGGGAGCTGTGGATTCAGCCAAATGACCCAGTGCCGGATGCCATTGATATCACCTTCTGGTATATGAAGAATACCTGGGCGGAGGATACCGGCGGCACAGCCCTCAGTCGTGTAACTGCTTCCACGGACACGGTGTACTTCCCACCCGTGCTAATCGTCAAGCTGCTGAAGCTGCGATTCCTTGAGGCCAAGGGCTTTGACACGACTTCACCTCTGGGACAATACAACACGGCTCTCGCTACGTGGTTGCCGAAGGACAAGTCGGCTCCTGTGCTGAGTATGAGCAACCGTCGTCTGTTCCCGTACTTGGATTGGAGAAATATTCCTGAAACTAACTTTGGTCCGCCGCCGTGAGATATCCTGTAAATGCTTCACGTGACCGTCCAGTACAGCAGCAGCTGATCCAAAGTCGGCCGCTGCTAGCTCCCGTGTCCGGTGTCAATGCCATTGATGGCTTAGCCCAAGCGTTGCCTCTGGATGCCATCTACGCATTCAACATGGTCCCCGCTCCCCAGGGTATGAAGGTTCGGGATGGATATCGTGAATGGTGTACGAATGTAGGTACGGACGGTATACGAACTATCATTCCCTACATCAGCACTTTGACTGCTGAAGATAAGCTTTTCGCTGCGGCCGGTGACGGTATCTATGACGTAACTACGAGCAGCTCCAGTCCTTCACAGGTGTTGGCGTTTGGAACTGCCAACAACATGTCCGGCTACGGACAGTTCGTTAACTTCATCAACCTAGCAGGGGATAAATTTATCCTCTACTGCGATGAGTCCAACGGCTATCAGCTGTACACCCAGTCTACCGACACGTGGTCTACGATTGCCCAGGGCACTTCTGCTGGGCAGATCAATGGAGCTGATCCGGCAGACTTTGTCTTCTGCATGATTTGGAAGTCCCGCGTCTGGTTTGTGTCCAAAGATACCGGAGAAGCCTACTACTTGCCTGTCGGGCAGGTCACTGGTACTGTAACTAAGTTTAGTTTCAGCAACAAGTTTAAATATGGCGGTCATCTTGTCGGGTTGTGGAATTGGACTGTTGACGGTGGCGAAGGCGTTGACGATTACCTCGTCGCCCTCTCCTCAGCTGGAGACGTTGTGGTCTATAAGGGAACGGATCCCGATACGGATATCGACCAGAGAGGAGTGTACTATATCGGTCCTACGCCAGCAGGGCGTCGGTGTGCTGGCGCTTTCGGTGGAGAACTCTATCTTCTATCTAGCTATGGGTTGATCCCCATTTCCAAGCTCATGTCCGGGCAGGTGGTCATTGACACGAGTATTCTCGTGTCTCGTAAGATCACTCCACTGATTAACGTGGACATGGCGCAGATGCGAACCACATTGGGCTGGGAGGTTAAGTTATTGCCGACCCAGAACCTGCTGATGGTGTCGCGTCCGAAGGTCAGTGGCTTCGATTACATCCAGTATGTGCAGTCCATTGACACGCGTGGCTGGGCGCTGTATAGAGATTTCCCCTACGACACAGGAGATTCGTGGAATGGGTTGTTCTACGTGGGTACGAGTGATAATAGAGTTCTCATACACACGGGGACGCTGGACAACATCACACTGGCAGACCCGAATTCTGGAGATGAAATTGAATGGTCGATCTTGTCGTGGTATAGCGACCTAGACACCCCGGCGCAGAATAAGATTGTTCAGCTCATAAGGGCGACATTTACTGCGGAGAAGATTCCCAACTATTCTGTTCTGGCAAGGTACGACTATGACCTCCAAGAAGCATTGTCTATCCCAATCCCCTCAGTTCCTACGGGTGACGTCTGGGACGTTGCTATTTGGGACTCTGCCATTTGGGGAGTTGGAACAGCAACTTCTAACGCCCTATCGGGCGGTTCCGGTATGGGAAGATCCGTCGCCATTGCTCTCCGAGGAACTTCCTCCGCCAAAACAGTGCTTATCCGATTTGATGTTGCCTTCACATTTGGGAATATTCTGTGAGGATAGAGAAGCTCAGCGAGAACTTGGAGAGACTGTTCCTGAGCACTATATCCTATTCACCGACTGTCGGTTTTAGATCCATTGGCCAGCTCAATGAGTACTTTGAGCTGGTGGCCGCAGTAGGTTACGATCACTGGACCCCCAACTCTGTCCAGATGCACATCTGGATACCTCGGCCACAGGAAGTTTCCAAGTCGTTCTTTCGTGAGGGATTCCGATACCCCTTTGAGATGTGCGACAAGGGGCTTGTCATAGGACTAACTCCGGGCAATAATGCCCCCGCTCTGCACTTTAATCGTCGGGTGGGCTTTAAAGAAGTCTATCGTATGCGGGATGCCTGGGACAAAGGCATCGATGTCGTTGTCCAGGAAATGCGCAGAGAAGACTGTCGCTGGTTGAGGAGGTCACATGAGCTGGTTCAGCAAGAAGCTAAAGAAGGTCACCAAGGTACTTGACCCTATTGGCGACAGGCTTCGTAAGTCTACCGGGGGCAGCTACGGCGACCCGATGAACTGGTATAACAGCAAGCCGAATCAGACAATTCCTTATCAGCAGCGAGTCAGTCAGGGATTGATGGTTGCTCCCAACGGACAGAATACCCTTCCCGGTATGACCTTTGGAGGCAATACCGGCGGCAGAACCTACATTCCCAACCAGTTTTCCAGTGGTATGATGATGGGTGGAGTTCAACCTCCGGCTCCTATGGCTCCTCCGCCCAACATTCCTTCTCCTATGCAGCCTCCTCAGCAACAGGCACAGCTAGCTCAGGGTCCGATGCAGCAGCAGATGATGCGGATTGGTGCTATCCGAGGTAATTATGTCTAAGAACACTCCGGCACCTCCGGACTATGCTGGGGCTGCCAACGCACAAGCCCAGTCCAGCCGTGAAGTTACGGAGCAGCAGACGTGGGCGAACCGTCCAACGATCAATACTCCATTTGGTCAGCAGACATGGGAGGTTACTCCGACGTGGGATCCTTCCACGGGGCAGTACATCAATGCCTGGACGCAGAACACCAATCTAACTCCGGAGTCTCAGGCTGCTCTGGATTCCCAGATGCGTCTGCAACAGGGTCGGTCCAACTTGGCCGAGGGTTTGCTTGGTCGGGCACAGGAAGAATACGGGCAGCCTATGAACTGGGATCAGTTCACGCAGCTGCAGTCGTCTTTGAATGTGCCTGAATATCAGAGTGAAAATATCCAGAGGAACGTTGGCAACACCCCGGACTACATCAAGTCTGCCGAGGACGCCATCTACGGGCAGTGGTCTGCTCGTCAAGAGCCCCGCATGCAGCAGGAGTCCGAAGCTCTTCGTACTCGTCTGTACAACATGGGGGTTAAGGAAGGTGATGCTCGCTATGACCAGGAAATGCAGCGCCTCGCGCAGGACCAGGGGGACGCACGACAGCAAGCCCAGTATCAAGCCACTATCGGCGCTGGAGCAGAAGCTCAGCGGATGCAGGGAATGGACGTTCAAAGTGGAAACTTTGCGAATTCCGCTGCCCAGCAAGCTCTCCAACAGCAGCTTGCTCTCGGAAGCCAGCGTTTTGGACAGCAGCAGACAGCCGCCGGATTCCAGAATACTGTCCGGCAACAGCAAATTGCTGAGGAAATGCAACGCCGTGGATTCAGCTTGAATGAAATCAACGCCATCCTCACTGGTCAGCAGGTCGGCATGCCGTCCATGCCAGGGTTCAACGCAGCTAATCGCAGCGAAGGCGTACAGGCGCTCCAGGCTGCGGGCATGCAAAGCCAGGATGCGTGGAATGCGTACAATGCTCAGCAGCAAGCGACACAAGGAACGTTGTCGGGCTTAGCCGGCGGAGCGATGATGTTCTCTGACCGCCGACTGAAGAAGAATATTCGTTTGCTTAGCGACGAAGGTCTCTTCAAAGTCTATGAATACGAGTATATCTGGGAAGACGGTAGGAAGTCAGTCGGTGTAATGGCTGACGAAGTCATTGAGAAACTTCCGGAGGCAGTGTGGCAGCATCCTAGCGGCTACCTGATGGTGGACTATGCAAGACTTCCTTAGTGTTGAAGACCTCAGCGAGGAAGATATTAATGCTATCCTTGGTCTGGGGACCGCTGAAGACCGTGCAGCCCAGCTCGAAGGTCAGCTGGCGCAGGCGATGCGTCTACGTAATCAAGAGGGGCCGCAAGGTCGTGGCTATGGAGGTATCTACACAGCCGCCAGTCCTCTTGAACATGCTGTCCACGCGTGGCAGGGTATCAAAGCGGGACAAGACGCTGAAAAGATCGCTGCGCAGCAAAACGCGCTGATGCAGGAGCAGACAGCTGGACGTAAGCGATTCCTAGATGCTCTGATGAAGCGCAATGAAGTCGCCATGACCCAGAACAACGGCGGCTACGGACCGCAGCCGTTCGATCCTAACGAGGTGTACTAATGGATAGTCTCTACGATGTCCTCATCGGAGAAGCCCCTAGCGATGCCGACAAGGCAGCTGCGACTGCGGCTGCTCTTCGTAGACGTCGTAGCTTCGGTGAGCTGGGCATTATTTCTGGTGATCGTGCTCTCAGTAAGCTTGGTAGCGGTATGGTGGATCAAGCTGATGACTATGCTGGCCGGATTCAGCAAACCCGACAGCAGGACATAGACAATGCGCAGACAAGACGATACCAGGAAGGTCAGCTCGGACACATGGGAAACGTCCTTAGCGAAACTATGCGCGCCAACAAAGAGCGAGAACGTCTCACAGCCCGTGGACAAGATCTCGCACTATTGGCTGCTCAGGCTCGTGCGCGCGCGGCGAACAAACCTCCCAAGCTCACTGTTGCGGACCGACGAGACCTGACCCAGGGCGCTGCTCTGGTCGGCAATGTGCAGGATCTATTAGGTGGATTCAAGGAGGACTATGCGTCCCCTCAGGTGATGGGTAAGTCGCTCCCGGGAGCACGTCCGTTAATGAATACTATGGCCTCCATGGGTGTGGGGACCAAGAAAATGGATGAAGCTCAGCAGTGGTGGGCTGCGAGTGATCGTCTGTACAATCTGTTCGAGCGAAATAAGCTATTCGGTGCGACCCTGACTAGCAACGAAATGAAGGCGTGGGCGCAGGCCAATGCCAACAAGAACATGAAACCTGAACAGATTAAGGCCATGCTGAACGATATCCTGCGTGTGGCTCAGGAAGAGCTCCAGGCCAACGTTGAAGGCTTTGAGGCCGGGGGCTATGACCCCGAGCAGATCAATGCCTTGACGCAGCGCTCCTTCCCCAAGGCTGCAGGCGAAGAAGCTCCGGCGGAGGAAACGGAAGAAGACTTTGGGGATTTGAGTCCAGAAGAAATTGAGGAATTAATTCAGCTCCGGCAGGAGATGAATCGTGGGCGATAGGACTGAACTGGAAAAGCTCCGTCGTCTCAAGGAGTTAGAGACTCGGGTGGGTGCCAAGCGCGCCGACCCCAGCGTGACTGCGCCCAAGGATTCTGTGGAAGGTATGTCCGGAGCGCAGCGATTTGGCAAATCCATGACAGATCGTGCTAATACGAATGTCATGAAGCTTACCAAGATGTTTGACGATCTTGGTCGCGGTGCCCTGGACTTAGTCGGAGTAGATACTGGCGATACTCCCTCCGCGCTGCCGTGGTCCACACAAGCCATTAGACAGGCGGAAACCGAAGCTGCCCCGTTGCGGGACACTGGCTCCGGCATGGCGGGCGAACTTGCCGCTGACGCTATCATGACCGCTCCCCTGGGCTTCGTGGGGCGCGGCATGGAGGCGGTCGCTGCCTCTAATCGTCTCCCTGCCACCGTCGGTCGTATCGCCGGCAGCCGTCCAGCCCAGGCAGCCGTGGAAGGAGGCATCGCGGGAGCACTGAATGCCGATCCTGAGCAGCGTGGAGAAGGTGCCTTTCAAGGAGCCACGGCTGGGGCTGTGTTGGAACGCGGTGGGCGGCTACTGGGGCGCACACTACAAGGCCTCGTATTGCGTTCCCCTGAAGCCCGCCAGCTGGAACAACTGGCCGACCTGCACCAGATGGACGTTAAGCTTCCCCTCGCCCAGGCTGCGAGCGATCAAGGAGTTGTGTCCCCGCTGATGAAATTCGTGTACGGTCGAGTCCTTCCTAGCTTACCGGGGGCTGAGGGAGCCATGGCGAAGCAAGCTCAGCGGTCCGGCGCACAGTTTCGTGAGCTTGCGATGAAGGAAGCTGCTCCGGGAGGACTGGGAAGTACTCAGAAAGGCTACGCTGCGGGACTGCCCCTTACGGCCGGCAAGCAGGCCGGCGCGGGCAGCGACATGCGTGTGTCTATGAAAGACATCCAGGATGCCTTCCAAAGGGAGTACTCTACGACCATCAAGTCGTACGCATTCAATCAGCCCCAGACTGCGGATTTCGCTGCCTATCTGCAGCAAAAGTTCCCCAATATTGACTCCGCCACGTTGAATGGAGCTGTGCGCACGTTCGACTCTCTTTCCAGCCAGTACAGTAAGAACGGAGTATTGGATGGAGATAATCTCATCCGCATGAAGTCTGACTTAGCGAACCTGGGAAGGCAGTCCAAGAACGATCGTGCAGGACAGTCCTTTTTTCAGGCGCAAGAATTCCTGGATGATCTCGTACGCACAGAAATGCGGCAGGGGAACAACCCACAGAATCTTCTTGACCTGCAGCGGTACGAGGATCTTGCTGAGCCGTGGAGAAATTTCCAGCGTGTTCAGAGAGCCACGGCTCGATCTAAGGACCCTGAGGGGCAGTTTACTCCTCAGGAGCTTAGCCGAGTAGTCAAGTCCATGGGCAGCGACCGAGAGCTTGCAAGAGGGGCGGCACCTATGCAAGAATTAGCAGCCCTCGGAGAACGTACTGTTGGACAGCCAATTCCCAATCCAAGCTTCTTGGAACGCGCGGCGACGATGAGCGCTCTGGGTGGTATGGGAATTCTCACTGGTCCCGGGGGTGCTGCGGCACTGTACGGCATAGGTCGCGGAGCTGCTTCTCCAGCTGTGCAGGATGTGTTGATGGGTACGACCAAGACACAGAAGGCACTAGCAGATGCTCTGCGTAAGCGTCCGCTGGCCAAGCGATTGGTAGGGGCTGATGTTCGTAACACGTTGGCTGGTGAGGTAGCGGAAGATGAGCCGGAACAGTAGCGGAACATATAGCCTTCCGGCGGGTAATCCGGTCGTCACCGGTACGACCATCACTAGCTCGTGGGCGAACACTACGCTGAGTGACATTGCCACTGCGCTCACTGACAGTCTTTCTCGTACTGGACAGGGATCGATGCTGGCCGGGCTGCCCTTGTTCGACGGTACGAGTTCTCTCCCGGGACTGTCCTGGGGTACTGAACTTACGTCTGGGCTATATCGGGCCGGTGCCGATGACTATCGGTGGGTCAATAGCACCACGGAACTCCTGCAGATCACCACAAATCTGCTACGAGTCAGCGGCACCGCGCCAGCTTTCCGGTGGAATGAGACCGATGCAGCGGCTAATAGCCGTCTGTGGGATGCCATTGCCACGGGGACGGCATTTCATCTTCGCCTCCTTAACGATGCGGGAACGCCGACTAACTGGCTGTCTGTCACACGGTCTGGTAGTTCTCCTAACACGATTACCTTCGTCGGTAGTGGCTATGAGTTTTCCAATGGCGCTACCGTTCACGCAACTGGTAACATCACCACCGATAATACAGTGATCATATCTGGTGGATCTACCGCTAGTCCCGGTATGCTCCTCAATTCCAATCTGCCCATTGCGGAGTGGAGAGAAGCTGATGCTGCAGCGGACAATCGTCGTTGGCTAGAATATGCGAATGGTGAAGATTTCTTTATCACTATCCGCAACGATGCTAACACTGTGGAAACTATTGTCCTACAGGTCGCTCGTACGGGTACGACTGTTGACACGATTAACTTCCCCAACGGTACTCTTCAATATGGCGGAGTAGAGGTTGGATATAAGGGATTCGTGCAGAACGCTGAAAATAGCAGTTTCAACATCACGAACACCTACGCTGGTGTGATCACGTACTACACGAGCAGTGGTCACACCGCGACAATTCAGAGTACATTCCTCAATTTGACTGGAGGAACGACCACGATTGCCAACCATGGTTCCGGCAACCTGACCATTGCGACTGCCTCTGGCACTCTGCAGTGGCTGAATGGAACGGGGGCCGTATCCACTGGCAGTCGTACCCTGGCTGTCGGTGGTGTTTGTACGATCACCTCGCGTAACAGCACTGGCAATCCCTATATCTGGGGAACGGGGCTGTCATGACCATAGGAGTTGGATCTGGTGGGACTACCTCCGTAGCGAACTCCATCGCCTACGGTGTGACCGTCGCTAACAACGGCGGTACTCCCAATCGCTTTGGATACGCCCCCGGAGAGGTGACTAATCCGGGGGCTATCTCCCCCATTACGACCTTCCGTGGCGTGAGTATTGTTCAGCTGAATGCAAACAACACGAGCTTTGATTTTCTCGTAAGTTTGACTGGTTCGGTTGCCCAGACTCTCTGGCGATCCTTGGTAGTACAGCAGACGGATGGCTCGTGGCGAAGATATTTGTCGGCCAACGCTACTTTCTCGGCCGGGGTGGTGACGAATTGGCAGTTTGGTTCAGGTAGTTCCCCTGTTTGGACGAGTACTACGTCCCCTCGAGGAATTATATTCTTTATCTAACTAGGAGAACGTATGGAATACATTACACTCACTATTTCAGCTAAGACCCTCAACACAATTGGAGTTGGCTTACAAGAGCTTCCTTTCAAGCTAGCAAAGCCCGCAATAGACGAAATTGACGCACAAGTGAGAGAATACCTTGCACGAAAGGAACAAACAAATGACCGAGCCAAGAGTGGTGAGACTGGAAACTCAAGTGGAGACGGTGATGGACCAAGTGCAGGCTATACTAACCAAGATCGACAAGCTGGATGAGCGAATACGAAGTCTTGAACGGTATGTCTGGACTGCCGTTGGCGTCGTTGCCTTCCTTCAGTTTGCCGCCCCTTACATCATGAAGTTTTTCTCAGGAGCATCTCAATGAAGTACCTAGTAGCCCTCGTAGCGTTAATTTTCCCGCTCTTTGCGTACGCTGGCAACGTCACGCTGACGTGGACATTCGACTCTAGCGCCAGCGCAACCTGTGCCGATGGCTCTCCGGCCGCACAGAACTGCCCCACCGATTCGTTCCGTATTGAGCAGCAGATCAATAACGTCTGGACTGCCAAAACTCCGAATGTTTCCGGGGCGGTGCGGAATCACACCTATGCGAACATCTCACCTGGGCGGCAGTGCTTCCGCATCCGTGCAAGTTCGAATGGTACGCTTTCGGAGCCGTCGAATGAATCGTGTGTGGACGTCGCTCCGAGCGCGCCCAAGGCACCGATTATCACCGTGACCGTAGCCGTGGGGAGCCCCGCGCAGTGACCCTGCGCGAGCAGAGGAGCCTATTCGCTAGGCTCCTCCCTCGACTTCTCGACTATATCCATAGTCAGGGATACGATTGCACCATTGGTGAGGTTGTCCGTGGTCCCCAGCAAGCTGATGCGAATGCGCTTTCCGGCAAAGGCATCAGCAATAGCCTTCATCTTGTAGGTCTTGCCGTCGACATCAATCTCTTCGATCGCAATGGACGCTATCTTGTGAATACCGGGGACCACAAGTTCTCCGGGGAGTACTGGAAGTCCCTCCACCCGCTCTGCCGCTGGGGCGGCGATTTCCTGCCTAAGCCTGATGGAAATCATTATTCCCTCGAGTGGCAGGGGAGGAAGTGATTAGAGTTACCCTGGGGGCCATTCCAGACCCCCAGGGGCTCCACCGGCTGCCAATTTGAACCCAGGCCGTCTGGGGTAGCGGGAAGCCCCCTCCCAGGAAGTATGGACTACCCCGGAGGGGGACCGTGTAGGCACCACGGTAGGAGTGGGGTAGTCCATAATTATTCACCGCCCAGCCATAAGAAGAATACTGCAATCAGGATGCTGCAGATAACCATCCACACGGTCGGGTCTTTAAGTATTTTCACTGTTTTCCTTTCGCCTTAGGCTTTCTCTCGCCTTTATACTCTTGGAAAAGGTCAACTCCGTAGTTGGTTTCAGCAAGTTTTTGAAGAAAGTGCGCAGCCTTTTCCAAGTCCTCGAGACCATTCTTATCCCTCGTAACGTACTTAGTAACCTGTCCCACCAAGTAGGGAAACTGAGCGTATAAATCCCAATGCTCAATAATACCACCGCAGTGAGGACACTTTCCGGTAGCGTCACGATAATGCGTACCTCCAACTTGCCTACTGTTCGCAGCCATAGTGCTACCCCTTAAGTGTACTGGTATCAGGTGCCGATTGCCACTTGAAGTGGTTACGGACGTAGAGCGCCGTCAAAGTTAGGTTCAACGGGAGCAAGCCCCAAATCTGTCCGCTCAGGATCCACACCAGCCACAACACCTGATTGCACAACGCCAGAATCCACGCGCGTGGATGCTTGTTGCCCGCTAACCAGACCTGCGTTATTGTCACCGCCGAGATTACCCACGGGAGGATTTCTGCGAGCAAGCCATTCTTCACAAGCAATTCTCCAGTCATCTGCCAAGATTTCTTTGGTGTTAAATTCCACTCCAACCTTTCTACTGAACCACGCACCCACGATGGGAGCCCCCACATTCTTCATCCAGTTAGTGATGATAGGTTGTGTCGGGGGATTGGGAAGATTGACTAGATTTTGACAGTCAGTCACAAAATCCACGTACGTTTCTGCCCCCTGTAACAGCGGAACATGGACCGTTGCTCTATTCTCGGAGCGAAAATAGATATCACTCTCCGCCGGCACGCCATTCATGTAGTAGTCAAAATTGGGCACTGATTCGTAGATGTGAGCATTGTTGGAAAACAACGTGTAGTAGCCTACCTGTAATCCGGCTGCTTGAGCAATCAGTTCATGCAGCATCGTCATGTGTACTGCGTTGGCACCGAGCATTCCCCAGATAATGTCATTGCTGCGGTTGCAGACGGTCATGTGCAATCTACCTTCCACCACTCGGAGGTAGATGTGAGTATTGCAGGGAATGTCCTTGCCCACGTGCCCCAGATCCAAATCTGCATCCCACATGCTGATGACAATTCTGCGATCGTTTGGATTCTTCTTCAGCATTGCAATGGCCTTCTTGACTTGATCTAGGCCAAATGCCTTCCGCCATCGGTGTCCGTAGGCTGCATATAACGCATATCCATCGTCGCTATATTCCAGCATCCGCTTATTGAACAGCGCAATCCACCGCGCGTTGTTGCTCCCCGCCATCATCCAACAGAATTCAGCAACGTGGAAGAATGGGTTTGCATCCCTCGTTGGGTCAGTCAGCACCCGCTGAAGTGGATTCTGTATCGTCAGAGCTATCGGCACCTGGAAGGAGCGAACAGCCCCGTTGCGACTGTCTTCCCTCACCAGATAATGCCGCATGCGAATCAGCGTTTCTGAAAATACTTCCGGAACATTATATCCGCTAAATGTGATCATTTTCCTGGGTATCCTCGTTTAGATCGCCCTGTACCGTTTTTCACTCGCATATACTTGTCGTACTCACACAAGCAATTCTGTAGATCCTGCGTGTTGAAACTATCGTACTTTCCTTTACTACGGATTACGTCATATGCTTCTTCAGGCAGTTCTTCAGCCACCGTATTGATGGCTGTAGCATATTCACTGATATTTATCTTACGGCCAAAATACCACTGTAGACCTCGTAAGCTACCTGGACCTGGGGCACTCCAGTTTTCCCAATCAATTGCTTCGTACAGTGGATGTCCTGGAGTGTTCTTTAGGTCGGCAAGCACCTGGGCTGACATAAAACTCCCCATACCTTCCAACTGCATATAGTCCTCGTAGCGGCGCGCAAGGGTGCACCCGCCTGTAGGGTATGCCCCGCGCCAGCGCGCAGCTCCTAGCAGTTCGTACGCAGCCGGGAGCACATTCCTACATAGGTACTGCGCCTTGCCCATGGGCAGCCCGTGGGTCGTAACTACATATGCATTCCCCCAGACTTTCATACCGCTTGCAGCGATGTCTTCCAACACGGATTCGATCTTTTCGGGGGCTATAACAATTCCACGATTGTCAGGGTATGTGAGACGACTGAGTGTATCGGGCCAGTTCAGGAAACGAGCCACGACCATAGCATACTCATAATCATCCCAACCGATTTTATCAGGCGACCAATTCCCACGAATCCAGCGTGTAACCCTGTCATCTTCTCTCCGCACATTGCAGAAGTATGTCTGCTGAAAGACCCAGTCGTCGCTCCAGGGTTTCGGAAGTCCTGCTTCCTTCGCCTCGCGAATGTATTCGCGTTCAACAATCCAGTACGCCAGCGTTTCCTTAGCGTTCATCTTGAGGGCTCCATGGACCGTGCTTAGCGACGCCTTCTAAATGTGCTCTCTTCCACTGCACATTGACGTCAATTCTTGCCCCACCCCAGTTGCCCGAATCTTTCTCCACCAACCGGACGTATTTGGGGTGTAGTCGCATCAATTCCTTCGCTGCTTCATTATGTTTTTCCAGTGTGCGGGTAGTGGAACACCCGCCAGGGGCGTTGCTCCCTCCTCGCTGATTGTGCACGTATCCGTTAAGCACGCGGGTACTATACCCGCGTTCCAACAGCTGTAACACTACGTCAAAGTCCTCCATAAACTCAATCCGGTCGAAGCGGATACCGTGGTCTCTGAAGAACGTTGTGTTCACTCCGTGAACGCGCATCTGCCGGGTGTTGTACTTGAACTGACTTGTGTCGTAGTTGGCACCTTCACGAGCAGAGATGCCCACCAAGGGATACCCCTCCATGAGGGAATCCACTATCTCGTGAAGCATGCTGTTAACATCCATTCCCGTGGCGGGGCGAAACTTGGTTGGGTCGTCAGCCCTGCGGACTGCAAAGTCCAGGTCGTCGTCCAGCATGATAATGAATGGGCCACGGTTATCGACTAACCACTGCCGCGTTGGACCGATTGACTG